ATGTTCTCTCCTTCCTGTGCGACGTCGCACATCTCTCTATTTCTTGTTGTATTTAGTCCGGTTCCACATTTCTGATACTTTTTCCCAACCACCAGTAGCGACAAGATATACTATAAATGCTGCGATAAATGCTGCGAATACGTAGTACCAAGTAATCACTATCTTAAAGTATTGGCAGGCTATCACTACCGCCACCGGGCAGATTATTAATGATACTACCAGTGCCACTGCGTTTGTTTGAATCTTCTTCAGGTACGGCATCTCCTTAATCACCTGCGTGATAACGCTTACAATAAATGCCGCAACTCCGATTGCGATTAATAAATAAGTTACCATTTGCATTAAGTTTTCCATTGTCATCATAATAAAATCCTCCTATTCAACAATACTGTCTACTGCTTTCTCATAAAGAAAGTCTTTGTGTTCATGTTTTACTTTTTTTGCATACTCAAGGGCGGCATGCATATCCCCGTTACAATGTGCATCCGGAATTCTCTGTACTGCTTCCGCTGTCGCCTCTGACAATGCGATTGCAGCTCCGATTCCTTTAATGATCAGAAGCTCATTCTTTTGCCGGTTCTGCTCTGCTGTTGCCCTCTCTTTTTCTCTTTTGGTTTCTTTCTTTTCCATCTTCTTTTCCAAACGCCTTATGAGTAACCCAGTTAAGGCGGTCGGTATTCCGGCGGCTGATATACCAGCAATAAATATTGATACCGCATCCATTCTATTAATCTCCTTCTCTTCTTTGTATAAAAATAAGACTCACTAAGGTTCTGCTCTGATTTCCATATAATCACCTGCTTTCCTTAATTAAAAAAGGAAGAGTTAATCCCTTCCCTTCGTAATAAATATTTCCTTTCAATTCTATTCTATCCTCCAAGTATCTTACATTGTACCTTAATCTCCGGCTGTAGATTCTCATTTAATCCTGTCATTCGGATATTCGTCTGGTATTGTGCCGTTTCTAACAGATAGTCGGCATATGGTAGCTCTTCGATAATGGGGTCTATCAGCCCATATTGTACCGTTACCGGATGTTCGCTTAAAAACGCTTTAAATGTGTCAATGCTTTCGAAAATACCTGTAATATCGTCCGAGCAAAACATACACCTTTTATCTTGGACTATACCAAATTTTGAACCGGTAAACGTTCCTTTATAAATATACTGTCCATATACGCTTTTGAAATGGCTGCAATATAAAATACCTCCGTACCAGTTATTTTTCGCGTTATTTATTATGACCTCATAAGCGCATATTGCATTATTTTTATAATAAATCTTCCATGTTTCACTTCCATCTAGCACCGTTTCCCCAATCTTCCGTTCCACCCAAGCTCTCTGATTCTTTCTGTCGACGTACAGCATATCTTTCCATTCTTTCGGAAGCGGTAGGCTTCGGAGCGTTGGTAGAATGATGGAATTACCGCGAAGCTTGTCTCTTCCATCTAATCTATCGTTCGTTGAAATCATCTCACCATTCACACTTATAATCTCGCTTGGGTATTCAGTGCTTGGCATGGCTGGTTGCGTTACATTTCCATCTTCGTCTTTAATTTCTTCCTGCGCCAACTGCCAGCTATCTCCTGTCACCGTCAGCATATCCACGTTATCATTAACCGTATTCTCTATGGTCAGCTCCCGTGTGCCGGTATGAGTTTCTTCATGGGTTACTACTTGGTTGGCGGTGTGTAATACTCGCTTAAGCATAGCACCACCGCCTTTGTGTGAGTAAAAGTCTTAGGAGCTTATACCCCCCCCCCCGAGAATATTCAGAGACTTCATCGTTACCTCCATTTCTAAGTCATCCGTGTTTCTGATGATGGTTGTCGGATAATAGGATTGTAGAGAGTTCATAAGTACTTGCTCTTCGTCTGGGAGTGGGAGGAAAGCGACTTCGGTGGATGTCGGATACTGAACAATAATAGGTTTACCATTATCGTATTTTCCTTGAACGTATGCTCTGTACGCAGTTTCTTTTTCGGATTGTGTAGCATCGTCTGATACACCTAAAATATCATTTGGAATACGCATATACAATGACTGATAATAACAACACGTTCCGATTGTACCGTCTGTAATATTGTGTATATTACCAACGAAAGAAAGTATATTACAGTATGTGTATTGTTTATATACATTCGTAATAATAACGCAATCATCTATTATAAGTCTCATAGCGGTACTTGAACCCACACAGGAATTCCAACTACCACTCATTAAATTGTCAGCAATAACATGACGTTTCTTACTCCAAATACTCCATCCCCAAACACCATCTCTTTTTACCAACTTGTCCCACTTTGTGAGTGGTACTGGTGAGGTGAGGGTGAGGGGTTGTGATTGGTGTGAAACAAAGTCTGTTGGTGCGTCTGCGATTTCGATTTGTAAGTCGTTTCCGATGTATTGCATGAAAGAACCATTGTTTATGTTATTAGCTAAACACCTAATCCATATATAATCACCGACAGGAGTTATTGTCTTTTCTTTAGCATTTAAATTTGTCTCAGTGGAATGATATAACCAACTGTAAATACCGCCATTTTCATAAATAACAACACCTGCAAAAATACCAAGTCCTGCTGATAATGTATCTTTATAACTAATCGAAACTTTGTTATTGGTGCCGACATAAACAGGAATTTCGCTATATCCACTTTGTTTTATTGACGGAATCCAATTATTCACATCCCTAGCATACTCTTTATCCCAAAGGTTTTTATTCCCCACAACACACCCAATCTCATACCTACCAGTCTCTTCATTGTACTTTCCAGCGTTCACAATCTCCACCGGATTATCCGGCGAAGGCTCTCCATCCTGCGTTGTTTTCCCATACATCTTAAAATCATCAAACTTGGCATTCACTGTTTCCGTCTCAATAATCTCCGTTCCGGTCAGAGTCACCGGCTTAGTGAGCACCGTCTGTGCACTATGTAACATCCGTTTAAGCACTGACCTCACCTCCCGCATAGACCAATGAGGTAACATCCCACTTTCCGGCATTGTATATCAGCGTATAGGTGATATGTTCTGCTTCCAGAGGTTCTATATATCCAAATGTGATGGACTTATTGTAAATCTCATCCGACAGGTCGAGGACAGCTCCGTAGCACTGCACTACCGCCACGCAACCATTGTACGCTCCGTTTATTTCCAGTGGCTTTGATTCTGTCAGCGTTACTACTGCGGCGTCTCCCTCACTGTAATTCCATACGATAGCATCTCCGGTACCATCAAGTACCAAAGGTGATTGGTATCTGTTTGGGATTCCAATTAAATCTGCATACTTCCCGGATAACGCCACTTTCGCAAAATCCGGCTTCCCGGTAATGATATCCCACGCGACAGACTTTAAGGCATCCCAATCAGATGTCTTAATCCATTCCGGGTTTTCCTCGTCTCCGTCAATGTTCTGCGTGTCATAGATATAATCTGCTCTTGTCTCATACACGGAGCAACGGTCACACTGCCGGATTCCGGTAGCGGCATCCCTCTCTGCAATCGTTCCGAAAAAATAGGACTTTGTATCAGTACTCATTAGCTGAATCACGCGCTGTTCTGCAGCAAGTGTGTCCTGCCTCAGCTTCTCCGTTTCCTGTCTTAGTTCTTCCGTCTGTGCTTTTATCTGCGCCGTTTCAAGTCGGTCTGTTTCCGCTTCATCCGCCTTATTTGACGCGGTGTTTGCATATCCAACTGCCGCATTCTTTGCATCTGTTGCCTGCACTACCATTCCCTGTACATCTGCATAGATACTGTCCGCAGTAACCTTTGCTTCCTCTTTTGCGGATTCTGCACCAGACTGCGCCACCTCCGCCCGCTCTGCACATTCATTTACCGCCGCTATCGCTTCCCGGAAGAGCTCTTCATCCTCCGGTGTGTCAAATGCTTCCGGCTTTGGTCTGGTCTTGACCTCCAGTGTCATCTTGTATTCCGTTCTTCCGGATTCTTCATCCGTGAGGTACACAAACGCATATATGTTGTATTCACTTCCATACACTCCCTCATTTTCAAGCATGGAATCCGGAATCACTACATCAGTCACGCCATCCTTTGTGATTCCGATTCTGGTAACTGATTCTCCATTCCTTTCCTGCAAAGAAAAATGTATCTCTGCCGCAGTCGGAAGCGATAATCCTTGAATCCGAAGTACCTGGCCGTAGCTCCACTGCCAAAGACCGTATCCATATGCTTCTTTCATGCCTTCTTTAAATATTATTTGTGCTATTTTATCCATTTTTCCACACCTACTCTTTCCATCTTCCGATTACGTGTATGTTGCATCCAAAAGGATAGGTTGTACCATTTACGCCCATATACAACAAATCACATTTTTTGTATGGACTTAATCTATTTCCTCCAGCATCACAATTTTTGACATACGAGTATAGAGTGGAATTATATCCCGGTGTCAACGTTACAATTGGATATCCATTGCTCGAATCAAACTCAAATGGATAATCCACTGCAGTCGCTATATTCCCGGTACTTGCTGCGGTTGTATCATGTAATCCCCAGCATTCCGCAATTCCACTAGACCATTTTCGATAAGTCCAAATTCCGCTAGTGCCTTCTTCTGCGATATAATCCACTGATAGATTTTTAATGGCATCACCTACATAATGAAACCCAGCTTCCTGCATTTTCTCAATTGCAAGCGATTCAACGATGTACCGTATATTGTTCGTAAACTTCGTAATCTTCGAAAGAATAGACCCCAGTTTTTCTCCGGTTTTAATGGATGGAACTTCCATGAGTGTTTCATGTTGTTTTTCGTCATCATAGCTGTCAAATGTAACCGTGTTTTCCTGCAAGTCATGGGTTGGCATATTATCATCCAAATCTTTAATGCCCTTATCCATCTTGTTCAGGTTCGCATCGTTAATCGGTGTTTTTTTACTGGGGGAATTTTCCCAGTTTACACGTTCATATAAGTTGCTCATTGTCTCACCTTCCTACTCCGGTATTTTCCCTTGCAGGAACTCTGTAAGCGCGTCTATATGCGCCTGTTGCTCATCACCTACAACAATCACATTGAAACGCTCGTTGCTTTTTACGAGATTACCATCTTCTGTGATTTCAGAATACGTTGCAGATAACCTGCTTCCCTCTGCTGTCTTGTGGTGCGTGAATGATGTGATTTTCTTAATACTCATAGTCCATCAACTCCTTTTCATAATTGTTTAAATACTCACTTGCAGATGATATGTAATCCACATCCTCATAATCTTCCGGTTCGATATTTTCATCTAACCGCTCAATCGGAAAGTCCAGCTGCTTTGCTTTTAACTCCCAGTCAAACTCTGTTCCCGGAATGCCTTTCACAACGAAATAGTCTTGCTGCTTCACAAAAACATAAATCGGATGTTCGGAATAGGATTGTAAAAACACATGATAATTTTGCCCTGTATCTATGGTCTCGAAGAATATCGGGTCAATGTCCACATAACACAGTCCATCCTCTCCGATTACTCCATGTCCAACATCACCGAATATGGGGCTTGGCATTTCGTAGCAATAAAGTAATCTGTCATTGTAGGATTTGGTCTTGGCAATACGGGACTTTGTTCCAGACACACTAAAATCCCCCGAAATTGATGTAGCGCCTTTTATATAAATCTTGTTTGTGTTCAATGAAGCAAAAATTAAGTCTGTGCTCCCTTTTCGCATATAAAACATAAGTGGATGTATATATGTATTGCAATCATCCATTCTTATGCTAATTGCTCCCGGGAAAATTGATGTATATCCTTCTTGGTATTTCAATTTAATGACGCTATCATCAGAAGCACTTGTTTCAATATTGATGCTTCCACCCGTGATTTCCGCACTGTTGGAAATGATTTTCCCTTCAAATGTACCATTTTTGGCAACAATCGTTCCATCCTCTAAAATTTTGACGTTCTCATTTACCGTAACCAAGCCTTCCAGTGCAATCTTGAGAGCCTTAATTTTTGCCTCTTCTGCACTCAAATTGATTAAAGCAATAATTTCATCCTTTTTAGCCATCAATTCGATTTCAGATGCCGTCTGCTTTATCTGTGTCTCTAATACAGTTTCTACATTCTTAATCATTGATTTAGTCTCTTCTATGGTGCGTTCGAGGATATTTGACTTTCCCTTCAATCGCTTCATTTCCGACTGAGCCGAATTGACCTTTTCTTCGTATTCCAAAACGCCTTTTGCTTCCAAGGTATCTCTTAAAGACTGGATTCCTTTCAAAGTACGTTCCAAAACATATCCTTCTACTTCTTTTGTTCGTGTACAGAGTTTTACCATATCTCCAACCATGAGACAGGGATTGCCTTTTACTGTAGCTTTAAATGGCCTGTAAGATACACCACTTATTTTTCCAAACAATCTGATACAGATATCCGAAAGTTCTTTTGAAGATTTACCATAAACAAGAAAATTATCCTCTACAATATAACAATTGTTACCAGAACCATAAACTGCTCCGATGTCGTTTTCTTCCTGACGTATCTGTAGCTTCGAGATATAATTTGTTTCAAAATCTTCGTATTCACATGAGATATACGAACCAGTTGGAATCTCGTTTGATTCATATTTCGTATCCAGTATTTGATTTGGATAATTTGTATCACTAGGATAAAAATCTGTATCAGGATACAAATAGGTTTTCTTTTCTCCAAGGGAAATGTATTCGAAATTCCCATTCCGATTAATGTGTCCGAATACCCCATTCAGCTCGCAAATCGTACTAATCACTTTCAATCCGCTAATGCTGTCTGCGTCTATTGTTTTTTCAATCAGAACATCATCCTGAATCAGTTCAGTTTCTTCCTGCGTCACATTCATGTACTGAAAGAAGCTGTCCCGGAATTCTTTCATAGTCAACGGAAATTCTAAACCTTCATACCAAGTTATCACATCTGTATTGATAATATCGTACATGGAATCATAGGCTGTAATGTTACGATAGTTCCTGTCACCGCTTGGAACGTCCGAATCTACCTTATATTTCCCCAACAAAAAAGGGGAATCCGATTTTCCATTTAAGACTTCCGATACTTCCAAAACTTTTCCTTTGAGTGAATTCACCGTATTTGCAATCTTAAATTTCAACATACTAGCTTCGCATGATCCGAAACGTAATTCCGATTCTGAGCAAATACTTTCTTTCAGTTCGAAGCTCTCCGAATAAAGGTCTGTGTTCGTTATTTTTCCACCATCATAAGAAATAGAAATCTTCTTATCAACAGAGTCCTTTTGATACAATTCTCTGTACGCATAATCCAACATATCCACCCCTCCTAATAACCAACAAACGCAATTCTGGTCGAACCATATAGAAGTTTTCCGGAGAACTGGTTTATGATGGTTGGTGTGATATCCGGCATATACATATCCTGCGTAACATAGCTGTCTGTTTCCGGAACATATGCGGAAACCACCGCCTTTCGCTCTGCAGCGTTTACATAATTTCTCTGTATATTTCCCATCATATCAGCGAAATCTGTGTGAAACATGTTTGCCGTCTCAAATTCCACCTTACACGGCACATGAGATAATGTGTTTCTATGAAGCACACCATCTGCATCACGATAGGAATCCAAATCCTGCACATTCATACTCGCTTTATAAGTATTGCTGTTTATGTATTTAAATGGAATTTTATAATCCCCGACTTTTACCAAATATCCGTCATATGACATTTTTAACTCCTCCATTCAAGAAAGTCGGTTCACTTTAATAAGTGAAAGCCGGCTTTCCTGTTCTTCTGTTATACGAATCCGCAGACTGTCTCACGCTTTCAAAAATGGCTTCTGCAGAAATGCCTGTTTCTTTTTCCAGAATTGCTGTAAGAAGTTCAATCATTCTCTGCAAAAGTACAATTTCCTGTCTTAAAAGCTCATTGCTTTCCTGATTTCCTCCACCTGCCAATTTCGCCGCAGTGAGTGCCATCTGTTCTAATTTATTCTCCGGAGAGACAATTTCTCCCTGATGTCTGTTATCGCCAATAATTGCAAGCTGAGGGGTATTCGCTTTTACATATCCTCCTTGTGCAAGCCGTGGGATAGATACACCTTTCAGCTCTTTCAAACTGAACCCTAGCTCTTTTCCGCCTAGAGAAGGAACCCAATCCGGAACTTTGAATTTCAGATTATTCAATGCTTTTATCATGGTATTCATACCACCAACTATTCCATTTACAAATCTCTCGATTCCACCAAGTATCGAATTAATAACACTTTTTATAACATTCCAGATTGATTTAAATACATTTGTCGCAACTTCTTTCACTTTGTCAAAATTCTTGACTAATAAAACGATTATTGCAATCAATGCTGCAACTGCGGCAATAATTAGTGTTATCGGGCTTGTAAGAACCGCAAGTGCTCCGTTTAATGCCCACGTTGCAATTGACATTGCAGTTGTCGCAACTGTGCTTGCAACAGTAGCGACTGTATCCGCAATTTTCATTGCTGTAGTTGCTGCCCATTGAGCAGCTTGCTTTACTAAAGCAGCTGTTCCATTTACTATACTAACAAGAAAGTCTTTAGCATAAAGTGCTGTTAAATACATTGTTTCGGCTTTATCAACAATTTTGGCTGATATGTTTGACCACAATGCTGTTGTCATTGAATTAATCATAGCTATTACACCACCTGATTGTTGAATAAATGACACTAATTCAGTCACTTTCCACGCTCCAAAAAATGCAACTAGTGATGTTGTGATTCCATCAACGACAGATTGATTATTAGACATCCACGTTCCAATTCTATCAAGCGCATCGCCAAAAAAATTCAATGTATCAACAATGATTCCTCCTGTCCACGATGAAATTGGACTCAAAAAATTGTCCCATAACCACGTAAACGATGGTTCAAGTGATTTTAGTAGTGGGTCAAGCACCGAAAATGTACCTTCTAACAAATTAAAAAATGACGGAACTGCATCTTCGATAACCCATGCGCCTAGTGGAGCTAAAATACTGTCCATGAAAAATTGAACACCCTGACCGATTGTATCAACAACTGGCATAACCGACTCTTTCAAATCGTTGAACGCTTCCTTGATAGGCTCAAAATTTATATCACCAAGAACTGAATCTAAGAACGAGCCCTTACTTGATGATATATCAGGCATTATATCTGTATTTGCAACAGAAATACTTCCGGCTAATCCTGAACTTGCTCCACTTGAGCTATCAGACTTTGTCAGATTATTCAGCTCATCAAACCCGGAAAGTGCTTTCATTTCTTTTGCACTCTTTTTTGCAGCATCTCCTATGCCGGATACGCTATCCGTTAAAGCCTCTGCTCCTGCTGTTGCTTCTGTGAACTGCGTGCCGGATGATTGGTTACCTGTGAGAAGCTCTGTAAAAGACTTAAATTTCGAAGCTAATACAGATAACTTTCCAATCAGAGAATTGATTACCTTAATTGCCGGAGTGAGTAGATTGATAAGCCCCTGACCTATCGATGCTTTCAGGCTGTCAAACTGCAATTTTAAAATACGTGTCTGATTTGCCCAGCTATCAGATGTCCTAGCAAAATCACCGGATGCGGCTGATAATTTATCCTGTATAAATGCATACCTGAGAGCAACCTTTTCCGCTTCGGACATGGATTTTGTCGTCTTCCCATAACCATTTGCAAGTGCATAAGCGTCCAGCGCAGATTGCGTCATAACGATTCCAAGGTCTTTTAACGTTTCCGTTTCGCCCGAGAAAACCGATTTTAATTTTGTATATGCTTCATCTTGCGTAATATTATAGAATGAAGCAACATCTCCGGCCAGACCGGTAAGAGTGCTTCCCATCTCAAGCGCCGCATCCTCTGTAAATCCGAATGCTTTCGCCATTGCTCCATATGTTCCAGTGAACTTTTTCGCCATGGTTTCTGACAAGCCGAAAGAAGATGCTGCACTCTTTGCAAAATCATCTACCTTTGCCGACATACTCGGAAAGGTCACATCAACAACGTTCTGTACTTCCTGCAAATCAGAACCAAGCTCCAGACATTGTTTGCCAAAGTCAGCCAGTTTTTTCACAGCAAATGCTGACGCTAATAATTTTCCTGTTTTTTTTGCAAGTTGTTGGATTCCAGACATCTGACTCTGGAATTGTTTTTGATTCACGACCAAATCAAGACCTATCTGTCCTACGCTTGTCTCTGACATATCATTTCACCTGCCTTCATCCAAGGTAGGCACGCGCTGTTACTCTCTGGTACAGCCTATTGGCTCTTGCCCTTGTTTATAATCTAATCTGTTAATCTTCCCACACCGCGGACATTTGATTTCCCCTCTGACTACTTCTGCAAGTAACAATGTCCGCCCACATTTTTTACATTTTATCTTTTCAATTTTCTTTTCCTCCTTCCGTACCTGCCATCTGAATGAACATCTGCTTAAATTGCACCATAACTGCATTCATATCCGCTTCTGTCATTCTTTTTGCAAGTTCTTTTGCTCTTTTCGATTTCCATTCGTTCCGGATGCGGTGCTGGTCTTTCGTAAAATGCTTTAGCACTTCTTTATCCTCTTCTGCACGTATAGACACGATTCTTCCAAGAGGTGTCTCTGCACCAATTCCGATTAAAAGTGCTTTAAATTCATTCCACTTCATCCCGCGCAAATCCCGGGATAAACGAATCCCGTACTGCGTTTGAAAAGAGGATGCTATCAAATCGAAGTCCTCTATCAAATCGTAGTACGGGTCGCTACTCTCCCTGCTGTTCTTCCTCATCCATAATCAAATTGATTGCTGTTTCCACAACGGTCCTAAAATCTTTGAATTGAAGATCTAATTCTGTAATTGCTTTTCTTTCTTTTTCGGAAAAAATAAGCTCATAAATCTGCGTAACCGCTTTCGGTGATTCTCCGTTTTCTGACAAAACACCCATCACCTTCAGTACAGTTTCCGCATCTGCATTGACTTCATACTCTTTTTCTTTAATCACAAGTTTTGGATTGGAATCAAAATCCAGTTTATCTGTAATATCTACTCTTTTTGCCATATTCTATCTCCTCCTACACCGCAGGTGTAACTTCCGGTTTCCCATTGCTCATCACATCGAATTCTAATGGAGCAACATTGGTAGAATCACCGGAACCAACATTTTTCACGCTAATTACTGCGTTTGCAAACTTCACAACTGTTCCATCCGGGAATGTCCAATGGAAGTTCTTTTCTGCGTCCTGTTCATTCTTGAATGCCAGATTTGCAACAGCGTCATTTCCGGCATCTCCAACACTTCTCTTGCCGGTGACAGAAATCGTAATTCCTTTTGCAGTCATTAATCGTCTCTTCCATCCATCGGTATCATATGGTGTCCATTCCTCTACACCATTGTCGAAGGAAACACTGAATGTTTCGCAGTCTTTAATTTGACTCATCACTTCTGCTTCAGTTTCAATTTGAAATTGATTTTTCCAACATGGATATACTCCTGTTTTCATATTTTCTACCTACCTTTCATATACAATTGCCGCTTCAATCACCATTTCATAGATACCGTCTTCGTCCGTACCTACATCAATCGGTTCATCACAAAGCAGCTGAATGAATTTTATGGTTACATTGTTTATGTTTTTCTCTACGGTCTCTTCCAGAGCTTCAAATAACGCATTTGAAGCCTTTTCTGTGTCACGTGGTGATTTATTCCAATGCACAAGAAAGCTTACGGATTTAATGCCATATGACCGCAGAGAAGCGCCTCCGATGGCTGTCTTGTGCGGAGTTTCCCTCTTCCCATGATAAACACCGATTGATTTTTCCTGTTTGCTGTCCAGTTTTCCCATATAAGTATGTTCTGACAGCTGAAGCAACTCCACATAGTCTCTTACATCTGCTAACATCATAGTCCCGTAATCCTCCTGTATAGTTCATGGAACGTCTTTCTCGCAAAGTCTTCATACTTTCCTCCCGGAAGCCAGTCATCAAACCATTTTCCTTTCGCATTCGGGTTCTCTTCCGTTTTGAAATGATATTCCGGATGAAAATATAATCTTCTTGCATAAGGAGTACTGTTGACAATTGCTACCTTTCCATTTCGGGATTCCGACTTATCCAGAAACGTGCTCTCATTCTGCAAATTTCCTGTATCAAACGGAAATACTTGTGATTGTTCCACTTCTGCATGCAATGCTTCTGCTGTCTGCTCTAATGCCGCAACCTGAGCGGCACACAATTTGTTTATCGCATTCATATCAAGCTGAATGGATGAATTACAACGAATCATTGCAACATCACCTCCGTGTAATTGACTGTCCCATCCGGGTTTCTTGCCTTTGTTCCTTTCGCAATTCTGCGTTTTACCCCATGTACAATTGCGCTACCGCCGGATATGACAGGAAGGCTTGGACAGATATCACCGGGAAATAATGCAACCCCTGTAATCTCAATAATTTTCTTTTGTTCCGTCAAAATACGTTTTGCTTTATCCTGATAATTACACTGTCCTTCATATTGGAATGTCTTTAATGGCTCTCCATATTTGTTGATGCCTTCCTGCTCCAGTTCCAGCTTTATCTCGGTCTTACAAAATGCTTTTTGAATTAAACACGGCCATTTCATCAGAATCACCTCGCTAATCTGCAGCACAATCCAGTCTGCGACAACTTTTCATACGTGTCTCTACGCATTGGAATCCCTTTTTCTATTTTCACATTCCAAGAATTCCCGAACTGCATGGCAACACCATTGATAGAGTAGCCCTGCAATACCATGTCAAACAGCTCCTTATTCTCATATTCGAATTCCGCCTGTTCGCAACACACCTCGCTGATAAGTTCCTGTTGAAACTGCGTCAAATTGGAAAATCCCTTACCTACAATTCGGTTGTAGGTAAGGGAATCAATATGCCTGGATGCCTGCCTTAGGTATCTCTGTATTTCAAGTTCGGATGGAATGCTCCCATGGAAGAAATCTTTATAATACGCTACCGATACATAGCAATCATAATTAGGCATTACTCACACCCGCCTTTTCAAATGCTCAGACAACTGCCGCAGTATCTACGTCAACATAAATAGAATCAATCTTACCATCTTTTCCGTTCGGGAACACGAAGGTATCGGAAAGACTTCTGTTCTGATACAGATATCCATCTCCTTCTGTATGAGTTCCAGGTTCAAAATAGTAGATGGAAGAAATCTTCGGTACAGTCTTGCATGACTGACCGCACGCAATCAGCACATTGATTTTATGTGCACCGTTTGCCGGCTCAAATCCACCTTCTTCTAATTCCCAGTTAAAGCTGTCATAGAATCTCTCATCGTCAATAACTTCCATGACCGGTACACCATCAATGTAGGTCACACGTGTTTCGATTCCAAGACCACCTTCTGCAATCTGCGTCATCTCGATTTTCTTTGTAAACTCTTTTGAACTCTCCAGATTGTCCATAATCTGAGACGTCACATACATGATAAGCGTACCATTTGCTCTGTATCTACGGAGCTTTCCTTTTCCAAGGTATCCTTTCAGCTTACTGAACGTATTCTCTACTGTATACTCAGCTGCAGCTGTAGAAGAATTGTATCCATCCAGCTTCTTCGCTTCTGTAGCAATCTTAGAGAAGAAAAGTGCATCCGTTTCCGGTACCACCTGTGTTTGCTCGAATGTACGTGAAATATTCTGAATGGAAGCGGTCGCATTTGTCTCGTCTACATCCGCTTTATCTACCAAGAAAGATACATCCCGGTCGTGAGTTACCGTGTACGGAACGTCTTTCTGTGCATAGGAACCTTTGTTCCATCCGCCTTCCCGTTTGTGGTTCTTGTATCCACTTACACTGAGCTGTGTAAAGTGAAACGTTTTTGCGTCAAGCCATCTTACATTCTGAGTAATAAATGGTGACGTCAATGATCCCTGCATCAGGATTTCGAGGAGCTCCGGGCTCCACTGTTCTGCATAGTTTAAATTTGGCATAGTTTCTTACCTCCTGTTTTTTGTTTAACCCCATCGATTCCATTTCTTTGTCGGAACTGCGGGATTACTTGGTTGTGCCGGTACTCCCGGCGGTGTTTGGTTTTGTGTCGGACTTCCAACTCCAATCTGGCGAAATCCGTTTTGCTGTTGTACTGCCTGTGGTTTCAATTGCGGAACATCTTCCAGTACTTTGTTTAAGGCCTCTTTTAACTTTTCCCGGTCAATATTTCCATCTGCACCAACTACAGATGACATATCCGCCAATTTCAGAACATACGGCATTGTTTTCATATCAATACCGAGCTCTCCAGACAATTGATAAGCATCTCGCTCAATCTGAGCCTGTTGTGCCTGTGCCAGTGCCTGTTGCATCTGCTGTTGAATTGCTGCAACATCCGGTTGATTCTTCGCTTTCTGTTCCTTGAAAGCTGCAATCGCCTGTTCTACTTCCTGCTGACTTAATCCCTGCTGTTTAAAGTAGGCTTTTAGTGCCGTATCCTCTTTTGCAGCAAGCGTTCCATCAAGCATCTGCTGAATTTTCCCATAGTCAATCGCAGGGACTGTTGTAGGCTGCGCAGGTGCTGGTGGTGTCGCCGGTACTGGTGCCAGTGCTGGTGCCGGTGCTGGTGCTCCCGGCTGTGTTGTTGGTGGTGTTGTTGTTTGTGTTTGGTTTACATCTGCCATTTTTATGGTCTCCTTTCCGTTTTGAGAGTGTCGCTCTATAAAATCCATTTTGTTCGGTGTCACCGCCCACGCACCTTTTAATGTCTTGTCGTGTTTGGACATAAAAATAGAGCCGGTTCAGTCCGCCCCTACATTTGCACTCATTTTTCTACTTTTGATGTGCGTTTTTTTACTGGTTGCTTCGAACCTTCCAGTGTTTTCTCTGGAATAGTATCTTCGGAAGTCTCTTCCGTGGGAACATCACCATCTGAAGCTTCTGCCACGATTTCCGCTACACCGGCTTCTACAAGAACCTTTGCACGGTTTTCTTCTACTTCGAATGTTTCTCCCAAGTTTGGATATCGGTCCTGCCTTTTATCGAAGTATGCCTTGATTACTTTCACTTTCTTCATATTGATACACCTCCTCTCGTGCATAACTAAAAATGGGTATAAAAATACCACTCAATCATTTTGACTGGGTGGTATCAGTTTTGTGTTTCAAGTAAATCACCAAATCGTTTTTGGAATTCTTCCTCTGCTTCCTTTTCTGACATATTATCAACTTTGGGACAAAGTGGCAATGGGCCATCATAACACACATATTCTTTTGTAATTTCTTCCATTGTCATTGCCACGCCAATAACCTCCTATAGCTTCTCAAATTTAAAACCATATTTCTTGCTGAGTAATTCTAGTGTTTTTTCCATTGCTGTAATCTCAGTATAACCGCTAAAATGCTTCAATGCAATATTAAAATCATCATCTGAAATAGTTTTTTTAGGACGCGTATAATGATATAAGCTTCCATCATGTCCTACTGTTATTCCAGAAATATTTTTATTACGCATAAGAGCATTTATGTCACCTAAGCTAGGGGGTAGTCCTCTCGGATGATTGTGTATCAGCAAAATATTGTTTCCAGCACTATCTGCCGTATCAAGCCTCATTGTAAATGCCTTTGTTCTTTTGATTCCAAAATCTATTTGCTGTCCTAGTACACTTGCTATTTCTTCTCCAGTATCTAAATTTATGGCATACAATTCCTCTGTTTTCAACCCATCTCTGTTATTTAAAGCCCATTTTGCTCTTACCTCAATAGCATCAACAACTTTTGGATTATCTGATAATTTCTCAATCCTTTTTCTGTATTCAACAGATGAGATTTCTCTCCAATTAACTCCGAAATCTCCCACTATTGATTTTCTTGGCGAGAATTCTTGTTCATTCTTTTTAAAATAATTCTCAATCATTTCTTGGATTTCATATGGAACGTCTTTTGCTTTTGAACCACCTTCCATATATGCAGCAAAATTCTCCGCCCATGCTTCTGAACGTTTTGTCACCCGTATTCCCTGCGTACTTCCTGCATATTGCGATATTCTTACAGATTCCACATCCAACTTCGCATTTTGCGATAATGCTCTTGATAAATCCTGTCCAGAATCAACATCAACAGCATGCCCAATTTCATGCCATATGGTTCCTTTGTATGTATCTGTAGCATAATAGTCTTTTGACTGATTAACTGTCGAATTTCTAAGTTTAAAACGTGATTTTGCATTGATTTCTTTTTGTGATTCTTCAAACGCTTTCTTACTTCCCGTTTTCTTTAATATCAATGTTTTTGTTGTATCATCATACTTTGCATACACGCCTTTTGGCAGTCCCCCAAATTGTATTTTCAATCCATCAATTGTTCTTCCACCCATTTTCCTTTCAAATTCAGCAATTACTTCTACCGCATCAGATGCAAACTCACTATTTACACCTTTAAAACTTGAAAACGTTGTTTTTAGATTGTCTTTTGCCCACTTCTCTATTGTATCGAAATCCATATTCGAAAAATCCGGAATTTCCAAATTCTTCTCTGTTATTTCCATGTGTCTATTCTTCCATTCTTCCCTTCTTGCCGCATACCGTTTCTGATTTTCATCATCAAGAGAATTATCTGCAAGCCTCTCAAACTTCTCAGCCTGCCTTCTTGCATATTGCTGTTTCTGTTCCTCCCTGTAATCATCTGCAATCTTATTCAGTTCCTCTTTCGTATAAGTATCATCCGGAGGCGTATTAACACCCTCAAAATATGTGGTGTGCGAATCCTTGCACCTTGGATGGTACAATCCAGCATCAATTGCTTTGCTCATTAGCGGATATTCGATTCCTGTCACAGGAGAAATACCATCACTACTTCCGCCACTCCACACATCATCTATCATAACCTTTCCACAGAATGGAAGGCATTTCGGACACGGATTTTCTCGCTTGTTCATGATTACGGTAGAGATTCCCCAGCTTTTCCTCATTTCGCCCTCTCCTTGAAGATAAGCTCGCTTAGAAGCAGTTCGGATAGCCATATCCGCGTAATCTTTCAATGTGTGCCGTGCTCCATTGGCGTATTCGATACAATTAAGTCCAGATGAAAGCATATCCTTTGTTGCCATATCCACAGCTTTTTCATATGTACCAGCTCCACTGTTCGCATAGACCTGTGCATTAAATATTGCTTTTCGATACTGGTCATTCGCCATGCGGAGAATCGCTGTTTCTGCTCTCTTCATGTCATCTGTAACCGATTTTATCAGAGCTTCCAGTTTTCTTTCATTCAATCGGAAGAACTCCGCCTGCATAGCACCAGAAGACCTGCGAAAACCTTTGAATCCGTTCTGAATTGCCTTTAGAATCTCTATCTCCTGTTCCATCTGCCCACTATTTCTGGCTTCCCGTATCACATCTTCTATCTGGCCGTTGATGTCGGAATACCAGCTTGTAAACTTCTTTTGATTCTTTTTCTTGTACTCTTCAAGAGCCTTTAACTGTAAGGACTGCCACATTTCCCATTGCTTATCTTCTGCAACCTCTTCCACCCTGTGACGCTTCATGTTGCGCATCATGGAATCAATCAATTCATCTTCGATTGCAGCAAAAGCACTTTCGATATCATATTCTCTAGCCATTGTCATACACCATTTGCATATACCTTATATCCATTAGCACGAAACTGCCTTTTGAGTGCTTTCAGCTGTGTAATACTCTTGCAGTGGTCTACACGGAGTTCTGCAGAGTCCTTTTTTTCAACTGCGTATATTCCAAATGGAACCTGCTCACTTGCTACTTCTAAAAGCCCCTGATATTCTGCCCGGCTCATCCGGAATATTCTGTTTGCTACCTTGACCCGCATTTTGCATCCCCTCTTCAATAAAACTTTCTGCATTTTCTCTCGATATTCCCAGTGTAGATGTTATGATTGAAATAGCTTCATTTCGAGTAACACTTCCTTCTTTCACCATTTTTATCACATTCATAAGTGAAGAGATTTGAGCTCCGTTCAAAGTACTTATTCCATGGTTATTATCTACTGTCTGAATTCCATCTGTATTTACAGCAGGATATTCCATCTCTACAATTCCCTGCTCTGCTTTTAACCGAGCAACTTCTTCTGCCTTCCATGCGTCATCTTTTGTATCTCCATACAGCTCTTCTACCGCGGCTTCAATGCTCATAATTCCTTGTTGCTTCCCTTTTCCAACCGTTTCTACCTGACTTTCAAAAGACGGATTTGCATATTCTCCAAAGGATACCTCCACTTCCACCCCTTTTATTGTTTTGCTTGGATTTGTGAATTCGTTATAGGACATAATACAAACAGAAGCCAGTTTTTTGAAGTCTTCTGTCAAAACATTTACAATCGCATTTCTTGTATACAACGTAGCTTTTTCTTTTTCCCTCTGGGCATCTGCATTGTCCAGCTTCTTTACATCAATTCCAAGAGTGGACGGACTGATTAACCCTTGTAGACATAAATCCAATGCTGTGATATAAGTCGCAAGATAACTCTCATGAGGAATAGACGGCTGTTGCAATAAAATTTCATTTCTTGCATCTTCTCCCATTTCGCTATCCGTCTTGATGTAGCGGTTATCAAATGCATTTGGTTTCATGATTTCTCCGGTATTTGGATTTCTTGGAATAAGGCACTCCGGTATATACTCTCTGCTTCTTCCGGAACGCAAAGCATCCATCCACTGACTCCATGCTTCGTCCAATGAATCAAAGGAATCCGTTTTCTTATCAAAGATACTCTGCCCCCTCCCTTTCCATCTGCTGGAGCTGAAAAATCGGAGTGGCACAGCCATCATGTATTTTCCCTTTGATACCACTTCACCATCTTTTTCTGTATATCCGGCAAATGCAAAATCCCTCAAATTCTTCGTATCCGGAATTCCATCTAACGGCACCTCCTTATCATCAAACATGAGTTGATATTTTATGTATCCATATCCATAATGCTCATGCAGGATATATTCCTTGCCTTTATACTTGTACGATGTCTTAAATATTATTTCTGTGATACGTCCACGTTTTCTTACAAAATCAATCATTTCACCGGAATAAAACTCAATACACGGATAATTCGAGAAAGAGCTGTCAAACGTGATTTTAAATGCCCCATCACCGATAAACAATGTTTCTCGTACAGCTTCATTGAATAATTCTTTCAAATCATTCTCTTTTCCAATCTGTTCCCATATTTCCTCATCCGGTTTGTTCTTAAATTTGAAATCATTTAAATCCGTCATCGTAACATCTGTAAGCCTGTCAACAATAAGGGAAGGAATACCGGTATGGAGTTTATTAATTTCCATCCCTGTACTGCATTTTGCTCCCCAAAAAGTATTTCTTACATTGCGAACCGGAATCTGTTCATACAGCTGCTCCAATTCGTTGCTATCTCCAAGATACCAGATTCTGTTCTTAATAGCATTCCCATAAAAATCAAGTGTCTCTGTGATGTTCACATTTGCAGGATTCGCCGGCTGTATATTAAGCCAACTTCTCACACCTTGTTTTACATTTTCCATAACGTTATTCCACCACCTCATCCTATTCATCTCCAATCATCATTTTATACGGAAGCCAGCTATATTGACTTGCATTGATTGTATGGTCGTTTTTATCCTCCGGCTCATTGTCCTTATCTTCTTTCCAGCTATATCGCTCAAGCTCTGAGATATGCTCCGTACAGTCTTCCACAACCAGATATTTCCCTTGTTCAATCCACGAAAGCATAAGCTTAATTCTGTCAATGATTTTTGTTTTCTTGTATGCCGGTATAAAATTGTAAATGCTGCTATGCAACCTTTTATGTTTCTGCAACTCTGTAATAGTAGCCTGATCTGCGGAATCAATAAATACATCTTTTGCAAATCCCCATTCCTCTCTATTTCTTTCCAGAAAATCAATAAAATTCTTTACCGTATCCGATGGTGCAAGAGGAACAGTTAAATCCTTGTTGCTGTAGACCCTCTCATTTACTGTAATGACCATTCTGCATTCCGTGATAATCTGATACAACATTGCAATCGTATCCGGTGATTTACTGGAATAGGATGTATCAAGACCAGCTGACAACTTTTTTATCTTAATTGCTCCACTATCTATTTGCTCATGCACCCACTTCTTTGTTACAACGTGCTTTTTTCTATCAAAATTAGGAAATACAAGCCCGGTTGCCTTGCCGCGCACACCTTCTATTTTGTTTTTCCAGAGCTTTGTTCCTTTCGGAACATTCAAAATAATCTTGTCTATCTTTTCTTTTGATAATCCAAGATTATGCTTAAAAGAAAAGAACCAATGTACCCATCCGGGCTTTGGCTCTTCTGTCAATTCATCATTTATTTCTTTTGGTGCGTCATCTATATATTCCGGTAATGGTCTGCTACAATTAATGTATTCTTTGTACACAGGCAGATTCGGGTCATCCGGATTTAGCGTTGCCATAAAATAATCACAACGCATTGCAGCCTCTCGGACAAATTCTATATCTGCAGTGTTAATCTCATCAATGTACAGACATCCATATTGTCCTCCGAGGGCTTTCTTCCATTTTTGCTTATTTCCATAACCGAGGACAAATATAATCTTGTCCTCTTTACTCGTATGAAAAACCAGATGCGGAATTTTATACTCCTTTGTGCCATTTCCGTTGTATTCCAGTAATACCCCGAAGTCATCTATCAATCCTAAATCCTTATTGATGATGTTCTTCTCAGCCGTACCGGTATCCTCTGCCGCTATGATGTGCAGTTTCTTTGGACTTTCAGCAACTTTCAGCATAAACTTAAAAATACCTACAGTTGTCTTTCCTGCTGCTGTAGTGCCTTCCAGAAATTCCACAGGCGCGTCGTATCGAATGAATGCTTTATACTTATCAGACAGAATCAAATCCTGTGTGCCCATCACCCATCACCACGCATCTGACTTAAAATAGAATCCAGCTTTGTCTTTTCCTTCTCAAGTCCGGATACTTCAACTCTATCTTTAAACATACCAAGATGACGTCCAAGGTCTACCAGCGCAGCTCTCTTGTCGTACATCTTTACTTCTCTTTCGATTCCAAACTCGTTCGGCTTTATCTTTACAGACTGAATGCATGCCAAATCATCCTCTGAGGCATTCTTCTTTATCTTTGCCGTATTAGGATCCATAACATCGGTAATTTTTGCGAATCCAATCTTCGCAAGTTCTTGTAGTACACGGTCTTGATTGATTCCGGTACGACGTGAACGCTCGGCCATGGCTTTTGCAATTGCATCTGAAATTTCAGGTTTTTTAAGGTTTTCGGCACCTATACTTCCAGCTGTTTCTGGACTGTACCCTGCTCTGATGGCTGCCTGAGTGGCGTTTAAGTCAATCAGATATTCTTCTACAAATCTCTTCTGTTTTTTTGTCATTCAGGCTCACCTCTTTTCTTTTTCAAGCGGAGCATCCGGAATCGAACCGGAACACAGGTAGCGACCCTGCACATCTGCCATTAATGATATGCTCCACATATTTTTGCATGAGAAAAGCACCCCGAAGGGTGCAATATAGTTTATTTAAATAAATGTTTAAATTTCACGCTTTCTCCGTAAATTGCTGGAAATACATCTTCATATCTCCTCTCTTCCCATAATAGTTTCAAAAATGACTCGCAAAAATGATAGTCAAGTCTTCTTTTATCAACAATATTTAAAACCTCTAATTCGTATGTTGAAGAACTGACTCTTTCTCCTTTATCGATCTTGTTTTGTACATCATCTAAGATTTCATAAATAGCATTTAATTGTTCCCTGGTGATTTTACAATCATACAAAAATCTAGTGAATTCTGTTCCCTCGTACAATAAATCCATTCTAAATTCCAAATCATCCATTCTCTCTTCTAATGTCATAAACTCTCATCCTCCACACACCTTACACCGATAACCCTACTCCCATAATATCTCTTTTTTTGACATTACGCAACAAAAATGCACCACTCCGTAAAGAGCAATGCATTTTTATGGTTACCGTTCGTGCGTTAGGGGGAAGTCTAAATGGATTTATCCACTTGTGACAGTTTATACTATAACATATTAAAACCGAACATATCGAACAAAACGAACAAAGTTTAAATTTCTCTCATAAACCTTTCGTATTCCATTCTCACGCTATCTCCTGTTGCCTTTCTCCCAATCCGTATTGCAACCTGCTCCCAAGTCATCCCCTCAAATATTTTGTACCGGATAATACGCTGCATCCGGTTAGGAATTGTATTTAACCACTGTTCCACCTGCATTTTTACCTTCGTAGCGTTCTCTTTGCGCTGCTCAAGCAGTTTTTCTTCCAGACGAAGGTTTCCATCATCCTGATATGTAAATTCGGTACCCTGAATCCGGAAGTGCTGCTCTTGGTATGGAAAATCCGGATTGCTCCCCTTTACGTTGGTCTGAACAATGGTTTTTTTCTTTTTCTTCAACCGACGAATATCAGCCTCGGTTTCTTTCACCAGCTCACAAGCATCTATGTAATCATTTAGAATATGTTTGTCCACTGTATCAACCCCTTTCTTGCCAAATAGTCAAGTACACCAATCCTCGTCATTCATCCTGATATTGGCATTTCTTCTTCCAATATCTCCACAATCCGTTCCATTGCATTTCTTGTAGATTCAATATACTTCCGTACTTTTTCTATATCTCGATTGAAGCTTTCTAAATCCTCGTTTTGCACTTCTGTTGGTTTATCTGCCCAAAGTTCTCGCCCTGCTCTCTGTCCACTAAAGAACTGTATTTTATCTAAAACCTCTAGCACTTCGCTTGTTTTAATCTCACTCATTCTAACACCCCACCCGCAAATTCTTCCAGACAATGTTTGAGTGCATACATTACCGTATAATCAAGAATATTTATATCTTCTGGTTTGTTCTTTTTTCGAAATTCATATTTCATAATTTCGCTTTTAAGTGCACTCTCCAATTTTAATGGTTCTAATGGATTTCCTACATCTCCGATATATTGCATTTCCATTTTTTCTTTGCAAATTCTTAATTCTTTCAGTTCTTCCAACCACTCGGCAAGCTGTTCATGCTCTTCGGCACATTTGCACATTTCTTTTGGAACATATTCACTGCAAACTTTACTCCAACTATCTATCTCCATGCTACGAAATTCATTCTTTCGGCAATATCCTTGCAGCGGATGCAAGTCGCTTCTTGCAAATAATTTACAGGTTTTACACTGCATTTCTTTTCTTTTCTTTTCTGCCACTTCTCTTGCGTGTGCTATTGCTTCATCAATCGTCATTTCTTTTTCCCCTTTAACTCTTTTATTACAGCTGTTACTGCGCACCTTACATATGTGCATTCCGCCTCTTTCGGCAGTTTATACGGACACGTATAACACCGTCTATGATTGGCGCATTCTGTATGTTCCAGTCTTTTTAAATACCACAATACAATTTTTCTAATCATCTATTCTACCTCTATCCTTTCGAATTCGATAACCCATACCCAAGGATTTGCGTCCCATCCGTACTTGTCCAAGTCTTGTTTCTTGATGGTGGAATCCCATAATTGAAAAAACGCACATCTGAATGCTGTAATTACATATTCCTCCGTTTCTTCTGGCATCTGATTGATGTAGCTGATTATTTCTTTTCTGTTTGTCCCTTCTTCTAATATCTGGTCTTTTGTAATCTCCTGCAACCGCTCCACCCGTACGTCTGTTACCCGAAGGAAGATACGTGCCGCTTCCTTTGGCATGTGGATGGATGGACGCCACTCTGGCCTATCGCTATATATCATTTCTCCATACTTATCAAACGCTTCATCTGATACCGATATTGTCATAACAGAATCTTCTTCCGATTTGTCACCACGATAAATAAATGTCACTTTATTTCCACATGACCACATATTTGATATATTCCACGTTTCCCGGACGTACAAATAATCGCCTTTCTTGAATGGTGGCTTTTTATTGCATGGCTCATTTGTGCCATTGTATAGTGTTAGTCCGTCTTTTATGTAGCCTGTCCAATTTGGATTCTTGCCATCTATGAATTTTACAATTCGCCTTGTAACCGTCTTTCTGCCATCCAGTATCGCCCGAACCATCTCCGTGTTAAATAATATCGGCTTTGCTATCTTTAATGCTTCTTCCTTTGTCATCGTTTACCACCTTTCTTCCTTCCCTTTATCCTGTCATACACTCCATATGCCACCGATACCAACAACAAAATACTGCCTGCTGCCACTATGGCTGTTACGAGTACATCAATGATTAGCTTCTTAACCATTAGGAGTGCCAGACACAGCACTCCGATTGTCATTACTTCCATGGTTTACTCTCCCTTCTGGATATTCTTCAGGTGTTCGATTAACTGGCTTCTGTTCGTGAGACAGTCTTTGAAATACTTTCCTTCTGTCAGCAGATAGTATTCTTCCGAGCCGTATCTGTCTTTAAATCTATCCTCGTATTTCCTTTCCGTTGCTTTATAATCAAAACACTTATGGAAATACACCCTCACTACAAAAGAAGTGCCATTCTCAAAGTTATACCGGTAATACCGTTCTCCTGTTTCTTTGGATTCAATCCACAATGGCCAGCTCATGTAATTGTCGATAAACTCTTTCCGTTGCTCATTGTTCCTCATTCTTGGAAGAGCCGGCTGATTACTCAATTCTTTTTCCTCATGTTCCGTTTCTCCCATAAAATCGAACAAGGTCGGTGTTTCCAGTTTCTCTTCTGCTTCCTTCAGGTACCCAACTCCATCGCGAAAATAATCCGGATTCAGTTCAATTCCGTATCCTCTTCGACCCATTTCCAAAGCAGTTACCGGAACTGTCATAAGTCCGCCGAACATATCCAGTACCAAATCCCCTTCATTCGAGTATCGGTTGATGATTCTCTCCACGATATCAATCTGTAATGGGCATACGTGCATTTGCTGACGTCTTCTGCTCTGTGTGGTATTCAGCGTTCTCATGCGGTTGATATCATCCCACACTTCATCCGTCCAGCTTCCCGGTGCAACCACCATAAAGGTTGCCGGTAGTTTCCCGTCCTTATCCAGTTCTTTTGCAAGTTCTACGTGCTCCTTGTAATCGTATACGTTCTCCCTGCTGTATTTCCGGTATACCGCCTGAAGGTTATCAACAGAAATCTCTTTTAGCTCCTCTTTGCTGACGAGACGGTCACCGGAGCTTCTGTAATACCCGTGAGCATCTATCTGCCACTGTGCCCTTGTGTATTCCTCTTTGCTTTTTACAACAGGCACGTCCGCATAAGCTGTGGAGCGGTCCGTTGGTAATTTGCGGAAAATCAGAATGTACTCTGGACATCCGACACCCATTTTAGAACCATCTTTGCATTGTTCTGACCATCCAAGCCGGTACGTCTGATTGTTTTCCCGAACCACATCTGTGACAACCGTAATCATTCCCATGTATTGGAATCCGTGCTTCATATAATGGATGATGCATAATGCGTGGAATGGTTCAATCGTTGACATTCCTGTACCTGTTGCGTTTCCAAAGAGTACCCTGTCTTTTACATGGATTGCAGCATTCTTTCCCGGTTTCAATACCCTTAAAAGCTCCGGTGTCAGAAAGTCCATCTGCTCAAAGAATCGCTCTGTATTCTGGTTATGCCCAAAATCGTTATAGTTTGCCGAGTATTCGTAATGGTTTCCGAAGGGAATGGAGGAACATATTAGGTCAACACTGTTATCTGCCATCCGTCTTACTTCCTCCACACAATCATCATGTACGGCCGTAAATCTCTTTCCTTCTACTCTCACTGTTTTCACCCCCATCTTTCTTCCAAGCTGTTTCTCCATCCCTGCGGAGGACAGTCCGTATTTCTTTACAATCTCCACCATCTTCTGCACCATGTGATTATGGTTTTTCCACTTCTCCATAAGGACATTCTTAATCTCGCGCTCGTTTTCCATGTAGATGATATCTATCACAACTTCTTCCGTCTGTAAAAAACGATAGCACCGATGGACTGCCTGAATAAAATCATTAAATTCATAATCAATTCCGAGAAATATCTCCCGGTGGCAGTGTTTTTGAAAGTTACAGCCGGAACCGGATAAGGATTTCTTTGTAGCAAATAATCTTGTTTTTCCCTGTGAAAAATCAATGACCCTCTGTTCACGGATGTCATAATCCTGTGAGCCGTATATTTCCACGGTTTCCGGTAATGCCGCTTTAATGGCGTGCCGCTCACTTTCCAAGTCATGCCACAGGACGAAATGATCATTCGGTGAAGCATCTACAATCTCTTTCATCTTTGCTACACGTTGTGATATACTCTCCCTTTTCACCTGCGCCGCTTCTTTCAATCCTGCGGCTGCTTCGTTAAATAGCGCAAGCTGACCATTCTTTTCCTCTGCATCTCCGTAGGAAATCGGGAGCTCATGCCAATTTATTTTTAATGGCGGAAGCTCATATCCGTCATCCGAATAGTCCGGATTTAAGTCGGATGGCTTCGTGATAAACAATGCGAAGCTGCTCACCCACAGCCAGAACTCATCTTCCATATTCGGATAGAGTGTCAAATTGTTTGCCTTTGTACTGTCTCTCTGGAAGAATCTTGTTAATGCCTGTCCGGTATCCATCACCTCCAGATATCCTGCATAATGAATCAGCTCTTTGTAGCGGTTCGGGGATGGTGTTGCTGTAGCTACCAGCTTATACGGAACCCCTTTAAACTTGTCCAGAAACGTCTGGTAGGTTTTACTTCCAAAGCTCCTAAGCACGCTTGCTTCATCAATTGAGGTCACTGCAAAATACTTCGGGTCGATATCTCCATCACGAACCCTCTCATAATTGGTCAGAAGAATCTCTTCTTTCGCTTCCATCACCTCTGCCATATTCCGCACATATCTTGGCTTCTCATATCCAAGCAGGTTCACCGCATCATGTGTGAATTCCTGTTTTACTCCGAGCGGCAATACAATCAATGCTTTCCCGCCGGCGTAGTTTATTGCCTGCTTGCAGAACTCCAGCTCTTGAATCGTCTTTCCAAGTCCGAAAGATTCAAACAGTGCCCTTCTTCCACCTTTCAGTGCCCATGCTACGGCATCCTTCTGGTGTGGCTTTAATGCCTTGTTTATTTTGCTTTTATCAATTTCAAATCCACTCTCTGTGGCTAACTCTATTTTTGTTTTTAAAAATTCTAAATATTCCATCTCTCGAAAGGGACCGATATATCTTTCCTCTGGCCAGAGTCCCAGCTCCTTTCGTTTATGATTTAATCTATAATCCCTAATTTTCTTGCGCGGGTTTTCGCAGCTCCCATCCTGTCCGCATTCCTCCCGTCCGGATTCAAAACGGCACAGACGATTGTCCATTCTGCCACGAAACATTCATACTCATGCAGGCTGTCGAAAATCTCCGCAATCTGTGTTGTCTCTAACATCCTTTTTTCTCCTCACTTTGCTTGCCCAATATCTGCTTCTCCAAATCTGCCATGTCATATTTCCGCTCTTCGAAGTTTTTGAACTTGTTATCCGGTTTCTTCCATTGTGGCAATCCATCCGTCTTTTTCTTCTTTGACAACGGGTAGAAACTTTTCCATCCACTCATGGTAGCTTTCTTTACAATCGCAATCTGCTCTGTCTCATTTTGAGACAATGAAACAAGTTCCTCTTTAAGAAGCGCAATCTGTTCATCCGTAAGATTGTCACCGTTCTGTCTTCTGGACATCACATAGAGTCCGAAGATAAGGTCAAGTTCCGGAGAAGCAAAATATATATTATTATTTACTTTACTTTCCTTTATTGGTTTTTTCGCGGAATTATCAGAGTTTTTCCCGGAATAACTATGTGTTTTTCCGGTATTTATTTCAAAAAGGCTGCACTTAATAAAAGGTTCTGTCTCTTCTTCACTGAGAAGCCAGTACCTTCCGACTTCAATCGGTGACTTCCTCGCAGACTCTTTTTTTGCAAGCTGCCACCTTCTCTGTATCCCGGCAGAGGTCAAGACCTTGTCCACACTAAAAAGTTTGTCGTTAAACAGTGACCGTTTTAGCAGGAAGTTCAAGACCTGCTTCACCTTAGTTACATCCATAAAAAGCTGTTCTGAAAGGATGTATTCAAAATCATCATCTACCTGTATGTAGTAGCCATTGTCACTCCGATATATTTCAGTAAGCAAAAAGATATACATGAATATTCCATCGCTTTTATACCGTGCTTTCAATATCCGGATTTTATTATCCTCAAAAAAATCAATATCAAATGGAAAGTAGCTAAGACCTTTCTTTTTTGGTCTTGCCATGCAATCCACCTACTTTCCGCCTGTATATTCCTCGACCGTAATATCCAAGCCTTCCAGTGCCGAATATGCTTTCTTTGCAATTACCATTACAATCTGCGTATCATCATGATAAGCAACACCGTTCAATGCATCCGCTACAACCTTTATGATATTGTCCATATCAGGTTTCTTCAGCGGAAGAATTTCGCCGTCAACCATCTGCTGTTGCACTTTCTTTGACTTGCTCTTCGGTGGCAAAAATCTTGCCACGATGCGAAGTGTTACAGGCTTACCGGCTTCCAGATAAAAGCCTCCTGCCGCCTGCAGAAAGCGTTCCTTGATAAAATTCTCATACAGTACGGTATTATCCGGTGTTGTTGATACGTGCTTTCTGGCGTTTGCATTGTAATAGGTCCGCGCCCTTGCTTTTCCCTGCGGTTTGCCTGGTACTTGAAAACTAATAGAATCCATCTTTCCTCCTTTCCGCCTCCTACCATTCAGCAGGAGGCATTGCAATGACTTTTGATTTAGTAACTTGTGATATATTGCTCATCCTTATTACAAGGGGATGCACTAAATTACGAATCAAAGAACTCGGATTCCGCATCAGTGTGATTGGGTTCAGATTCTGTGTTTTCTACAACAGGTCGAACCTCCTGCACTTCTTGTTCCGATACCACTTCCTGAATTTCTTCCTCCGGCTGATTGTCCACATAATCCGGAGTTCCATCATCTGAAATAACTGCCATATCTTTGTTAATTGCATCCTGCATATCAATAGACATGATTCCCCATTTAGAAATCAGCTGACGAAGCATGGTCTTCATTGCCATTCCGTCAAAATCCTTGTACCAGAAAGAAGAATATTTCCACATCTCATTCTCCGGAATCTCCCCATTTTCTATTTTTTCTGCAATCTTAGAGTTATAGGCCGCTGAATATTTATCTGCATGGGCTTGCATCTTCTTTTTTGACCAGTACATCGTCTTACGGAAACCGTTTTCATACTCAAACATCGCATAATAACCGATTGTGGAGGCTTCCTCTCTTGCAATATCGTCCTCAATTAACGATACCTCGATTTCCTCATTCAATGGATCATACCGAATCAATTCCCCTTCTTTAATCGGAATCACATTTAATTTTTTGTAATATCCTGAGCGGATAGCTAATTGAATATATCCTTTATATCCAAGCTGAAATTGTGCCTCTACCGTCCCTTTTTTCTTGTTCTTAAACGGAACCATATAAAACTGACCGAGTTGTGGTGATGGAGACAGATTCAAAGCCTCTCCAAGTAATGCAGCGTTCAAAATACTATTGTTCGTACATTCCTGAAGGGCAGGAGTCGTCTGTACCGCTGATATAATACTTGAAATAAATCTGGTTCCGTTCTTTCCTCCAACCACCTTGTTAATTTGATTCTTAGCCGCATCCTGTGTTAGAAATACGGCAATACTTGTTTTCTTCGGCTGCTTTGCCAACTGATTATTAACTGCCATTTCTTTTATTCCCCTTTCTTTGGTACTGGACCATACTGTATCTGATTATTTTTCATAAACTCTTTAAGAAGCCTTAATTTTTCCATTGTAGCTGTCACACGAAAATCAATCACATGTAAAGGCTCATCCGCTCCCTGCTCTATATTCTGAACCACTGTCGGATTCGGATTTGCGACCGGAGTTTCCATGACATCCGGTTCCTGCTTCACTTGTTCTTCTTCCGCTTTTTGAATTCTTAGATGCTCTTCCGCCTCTCGTCTTTTGCGCTGTTCCTCCTCATATGCCAGCTTTCTTTTCTGAATGTCAGACAAACGTTGCCCTTCATGAATTGCGCTGGTAATATCCAGACTCTTTTTATACACTTCCATCGCTTCAAACGAGAATTCCGGAAGTTGTTGAATTGCGAAAACATCATTTCCAATCTGGATCATGCGCTCCTGCATCTGCTCTTCAATCTTTTTTATAGATACAGAAGCATTCATCCATCTGCTGTCAAAAATCTTATCCAGCGTAACAAAATCCTGAAACCCGATTCCTTTGAATACAGTTTCAATCTCCTTCATTTTCTGAGCTTTTTGCTTTTCCTCTACTTCCTTAATCTGCGCATCAATCAACAGTATCGGTTCATCTATCAAAGAAGTAACCTCTTTCACCTGTTTTTCAAACTTCTCATACGGTGCTGTGCAGATTTTCTTAATGCGTTTGCGTTCTGCTTCGAAAGCATCTTTCAGCTTCCTTAAATTCGCTCTGTCTGCTTTGGCTTCCTTAATTGTCTCTTCTGTAAAAACCAATGTTTTGTAATCATTCATTTTTGCAGCTATTTCTGCTTTTAGTTCTTCATAATTCCACTGAATTTCCTGTACAATCTCGTTTTCATGTGGATTCATAATCTTTAATTCCATAAGTCTCCTCCTATATTTCCGGAAGAATCAGTGGAGGTTTTCTCCCGCTCTCCACATACTTCCAAAATTTAATTTCTTCCTGCTTCAAGAACTCTAGGTCTTCAATCACTTCCGACCTTTCAATAAAGTAATGCTTGGCCTGCGTCCGAACATCTCCGTCCCAAGAACTGTTCAAATGAGCTCTAAGCACTGCAAATTCGTACCCGGTTACCAAAAGATAATGCAATACCTGAATGTAATAATTTTGAGGGATTTGATTATTCCATTTTTCACGTTGCATACTTTGTAAGATGTTTGTTGTCTTAATTTCCAGAATTCCTTTTCTTCCTTTCTGATCCGTAATCTCACCGTCTAAAGATGCCTGCATAAATGGATATTCTATACTCTGGAGTATCCGGAATTCGTGATGTTCTACTTCATATTGCGGATAATCCAGTTTAAACAACTCCCTGATAGGTTCTTCTGCCTTTTTGCCATACACAACACAAGGATGATTGGATATATCCTCTGGGATTTTCCTACCGGTCTTTTCTTCGAAAAGTTCTATGTTGGTCTTGTATGGATTCATTCCTACTACAGCACTTGCATCACTTCCACCGATTCCGTTCATACGGCCATGAATCCACTGTTCTTCATTCTCAAACTCATATATTCTGAACTGCTGCATATACCTTCTCTTTCTTCCCTTCTCCGCTTCACACATTCGCATTCTTCCTCAGGGTCTAAATAACAACCGCATTCATCACAGATTCTTCCATATGTTCCTCTTCTACGCATCTTCTTCCTCCTCTAAATCCAAACAATCCTCACACATATAACCTCTTGCAGTTTTTAAATGGTCCTTTGGAATAATTTCCTTTTCACATCTAATGCAGAGGACTGTATCGTATTCCGGATTGGTTTTCCAGTTATCATAATTTGGTATGTGTTCCATTAATCATCCCCCTCATACTCTACGCCTACGATATCGCACATAACTTTTCTATTTGGGTACTTTTCACTTTTTACAAAACATTGCAAAGCGTGAATTGATGCTTTAAGTTTTAACAATTCCTCAAATTGCTCCACTGGAATTGTAATTGTTTGTCCATCCATTTGACTTCCTCCTAATTTCATGTTATTTTTAAGTTGATAATTTTTCTGAGTGCATTATGGTTTGCCGACCTATGCACTCTTTTTCTTTGTGTAGCGCCGTCTTCTCTTGGATCTCTCCTGCCGCAGATAAATCGCATATTGCCACAGCATGGTCCCGGCTATCAGTAATACCGTTCCAGCTATCGCTGACAGTACCCACAGCTCGTCCGGTGCACCGTTATCCGAAGCCGAAGCTCCAATTACCAGAAGAAAGAATCCTGCTATCAGAACCGCTACCGATACTCTTCTCAATGTCATCACCTCCTTTAGCTTGTCCACCTTTCTACCGCCTAGGCGGTTTTCCTCTTTTGCAAGCACGCAGCTATAAATTCCGAATACCTCTTTATGATTTCTTGAACCTCTTCCTGTGTCTTATTGACATATCCGGAATCGTCAATATAGCATGTGCATTCGCCTCTTTTAATCGTTTCTACTATCACTTGCACCACCTCTCTAAAATGTATGTGTTCCTGATTGTCCGAGTTTACTTCTTTTTCTTCCTTTTCTTTCCGTAATAAATTGCACATATGACCAACGCACAAATTTCTACCAATAAAGTTGCGGCTATCCCACAAACAAACTCCGGTATGTACATTCTTAAACTCTCCTTTCTCTATTTGCTTATTTCCTTTTGCTTTGGTATAATTTTCCTATCAAGTAATGAAAGGAAGAATCACATGTTAACTAAAATGGAACGTAAAATTCTTAAATGCTGTAATAAAAAATGCAATCCTACTGACATAATTTCTACCTGCGACATACAAAAAAATTTAAAAGATTTATCAATCAATGAGATAGCTACATGTTGCAACCATCTTAATGAAAACGGATATTTTGATTTGTATTCCATCAGCCTAGCAAACGACGTGAAATTACACCTCAACTATAAGGGAATGCATTATCAAGAATTAAATATCAATCGGATTAAGTCATTCATTTTTCAATCCGTAATTGTTCCTATTTTTGTTTCTCTGGTCACATCAGTAATTTTGCAAATTTTTCTAAAATAAGAATACATTTACCAAGACCGCTGTTATAAAACTAGCTATAATGGCGGTTATGATTTGTACTATTTTTTTCACCTTTCTCACCTCCTCTTTTCATTCAGACCAACTCTTGCTCTGTTTTATTGCCACATTTCGTGACATTTTCTGTAAAAAAAATTTCCTGTACACTTCGTTTGTAGTAATTTGCAAGTTTTATTTTGATTTCATCTCTAGGAACACGTTTCTCGGTTTCATACATGGCCAATGATGATACTGAAATTCCAACATCTCTTGCCACTGTTTCTTGCGTTTTTTCTCCCCTAAGTTGTACAAGAATCTTTCCGTATCCTTTCATTTTTATCCTCCTTTCCAAATTGTCACGCTTCGTGACTATCATCATAATACCATCTTCCTTTGGATGTGTCAATAACTTTTTTCACATTTTGTGACAATTCTTCATTTACATTTATCACGGTTTGTGATATTCTTATTTCAACGGGAGGAATATAACATGGGAAATTTTAAAAATGTATTTAAGTCATTACGTACTGCTGGTGGATATACTCAGCAAGAAATAGCTGATAAATTAAACATATCAAGAAGCACAATCGGAATGTATGAAACCGGTGCGCGAGAACCTGATTATAACACATTAGAGTTGATTGCTGATTTTTTTAATGTAGATATTGATTATTTGCTTGGAAGAACCGATAAAACAACTTCCTTACCGGAATCCATATATTATTTAAATGACGATGCTCGAGATATCGCAGAGTTTATGTTCCGGAATCCTGAATATAAGGTTTTGTTCGATGCTTCCCGGAAAGTGAAAAAGGAAGATATAGAATTTGTGAAGCAGATGATTGACCGCGTTAGGGGTGATGTTGATGACACCGGATGTTAATACCATTTTGGTAAATCTTCCGAATACGATTTCGGCTTATACCGTGTACAACTTGGATATGAGTTATACTATAGTCTTAAATGCAAGACTTAATTACGAGCGACAGCTACTTGCGTATCACCATGAAATGAAACATATAGAAAATGGTGACTACGACAAGCAATGCTCTGTTGATTTAATTGAATGCTACGCTCATGCGTGCAGATAAAGGGTTATCTAAATAAGGTGCAAAAGAAAGAGAGGAAGTAAGGAATGGAAGAAAACAAAAAGTACTGTAAACACTGCGGGGAATTGATTGATAAAGAATGTGTTGTCTGTCCGAAGTGTGGAAAGCAAGTCGAAGAACTGAAAAGAAACTCTGAAAATATTGTTATTAACAATAATAATTCAGCAAGCACGTGCGCTACCGCAACTGCCGTTGTTGCATCGCCAAATGGAAAATTGAAAGATAAGTGGGTAGCATTTCTCCTCTGTGCATTCTTGGGATTTTTCGGTGCCCACAAATTCTATGAAGGTAAAATAGGAATGGGCATTTTATATCTATGCACTGGAGGACTTTTTGGAATTGGTTGGATAATAGATATCATACTATTACTCTTAAAGCCAAATCCATACTATGTATAATTTTTCAAACAAAGTAGCCCGGTGCTACGGTGCCGGGCTACCAACTAAATAATGTATTTACCCAGACAACTGGGAGGGCGTTTCCTACCTGCTTCGAGTCTTGCGGAGGAGGTGGTTATTATGAGTACATATGAAGAATTTATAATCATACTGACGATAGCCAACTTGATTGTATCCATTCTGAATCTTACACATAAAAAATAGACGCCTTGACTTTGGTAGAGTAAGCGCCTATTTTTAGAAGCTATTTTACCGAAGCAGATGGGGTACGACCATCACCTCAGTTGTCTTGTTAAGTACATTATAGCAAATGTGTTAAAAATGTCAAATGCTTTGTTTGTAATATCTTTACCACTATCGCCGATATTCGGTGGTGGTTGTAAGGGCATTAACTAAAAAGCCTATCAATGTAAGAAAATAAAACAGGAAGGGACAAGTATGGAGAAATTAGAAGATAAATTAGTTGAAAAATCAAAAGAAGCTTTTGCAATGGCAATCGAATTATATAACAAACCAACCATTAAATATCGTGTAGAAGGGTTCAGTCTTTTTATTTGTAATGCCTGGGAACTAATGCTCAAAGCTCACATGATAAAATCCATGGGAGAAAATAGCATTTATTATTTTGATCATCCAGACCGAACACTATCATTGGAAAATTGTATCCAGAAAGTATTTACAAACAATAAAGACCCACTTAGACTAAATCTTGAAAAGATTATAGAATTAAGAAATACAAGTACGCATTTTATTACAGAAGAGTATGAGATGGTTTATGTACCGCTCTTCCAATCTTGCGTTCTTAATTTCAATGAAAAAATGATGGCATTTCACAATGTAGATATGACTACTATTATTCCTCAAAACTTTCTAACACTTTCAGTCAGCATGAAAGCATTGGACGAGGCAGAAATAATAGCAAAATACCCAGAAGAAATTGCCTCCAAGCTAATTAATACAAGTACCAACATTGCCGATACTATCCTCAATAATAACGATAAATTCGCTATTAGAATTGAGCATTATCATTACATTACTAAAAACAAGGATAAAGCAACCTCATTTGTTGGTATTAGTAATTCTTCTGATGCTAAAGTCAAAATCATTAAAGAATTGAAAGATCCAAATACTACACATAAATACAGCACAAAAAGTTGCGTTTCTGAAGTATGTGCTCGCTTATCAAGACTTGGTATCGCGTTAAAATATGATGGTGAGATAAAAAAGTTTAATATGTATCATTTTAACTTATTCTGCAATTACTATGGAATCAAGAGTAATCCAAAACTTTGCTATCAGCACCAATTAACTCACACATACGGATATAGCATCCAAACAATAGATTTTATTGTAGAAGAAATAAAAAAAGACCCTGAAAACATTATTCAGAATCTCAAAAATAGTTTAACAAAAAAATAAGCCAACCCCAGGGGCAAAGGAATTCTAAGTCTTTCGACCTACTCCCATTCGGGAACCCAGCCTTATCCTTCACGAGTTAACTTATTTATACTATACTATTTTATTTGTTATTTGTCAATTTATGTATATAAAATAATACAATTTTAAATAAAAAACCGCCTCAGTGCTCACAACACCGAAGCGGCATCGTAACTCGGACTTTCGCTATATTGCGATAACCTACTTTACGATAACAGGTTGCACCCGAAAGATGAAACCAATATGACACAATTATAATATCATCTTTTGGGCAGCTTTGCAACCCGGAACAAACGTTTCGGTATGGCTGTTATTTTTATACCCATTTTTCAATATATTTTAGAGGAAGGTGATACCATGTCTTATGCGATTTACTTAAGAAAATCACGAGTAGACATCGAAGCAGAACAACACGGAGAAATGGAAACACTTGCGCGTCATGAGCAAACACTTCTATCTCTGGCAAAGAGTAGAAATCTGATAATCGGTGCTATCTATAAAGAAATTGTATCCGGAGAAACGATAGCGGCACGTCCGGTCATGCAACAGCTTCTCAGAGAGGTAGAAATGGGAATGTGGGACGGTGTTCTTGTGATGGAAGTAGAACGTCTTGCCAGAGGAGACACCATTGACCAAGGTGTGGTACAGCGTGCCTTCCAGTATACAAACACACTTATCATCACCCCTTTAAAAACTTACGACACAGGAAACGAATTCGACCAGGAATACTTTGAATTTGGTCTCTTTATGTCACGTAGAGAATATAAAACGACACGGCGAAGGTTACAGAATGGAAAGTATGCTGCTGTGAAAGAAGGGAAATGGCCATTCAATCAAGCTCCTTATGGATGGGTTCGTGTAAAACTCCCTCACGAAAAAGGATGGACTCTCGCACTTAACGAAGAGGAAGCGCCAATAGTCAAGCTCGTATTTTCGCTTTTTACGGGTCCGGACAGAATAGGGGTAACAAGTATCAAGCATTACCTAAATGACCGCGGAATCAAAGCGAGAAACGGCTCTGAGTGGACAGATTGCTCTGTCCGCGGGATTTTGTTGAATGTGGTAAATGACAAGCGTGTTGGAATCGGAAGGAGGAAAACAGTCAGCAAAGTTATAGATGGAGTTCCTATGAAAACCAGACCGCATTCCGACTATGAGTTTACTGTAGAAGGAATGCAACCACGTATGATTGACCATGGGCTATTTATGGAAGCACAATCCTATCTCGGTCTTGGCACTCCAAAACCACAAGATTCTTACGCTGTAAAAAATCCGCTTTCCGGAATCATCATTTGCAGTGAGTGTAAAAAGAGAATGTTCCGTCGTCCAGCCGGAGGAAATTCAAAATATGACGTTCTGATGTGTAGAACGGACAAATGTAGTACCATAGGAAGTAACTTGGAGCTTGTGGAGCGAGAATTGATTCGCACATTATCGGAATGGATTGGAAATTATAAATTGGATCCTGTGAAGATGAAAAGTCTTCTACCGGAAAAGGAAGAACTATTGCGAATCGCATTAGAAGAATCAGAAGCCTTAAATACACAAAACGAACGACTGTACGACCTTTTGGAGCAGGGTGTATATGATGCGGATATGTTTGTAAAGCGTTCTAATCTTCTACAGGAAAAAATAAAGGAGTGCAATAATAAGATTGAAACTCTCAAAAAAGAGGTAGAGTATGAAAAGAAAAAAGACAGCCATATCAATGACTTTATTCCAAATTGCGAACAATTACTCTCTTGCTATTGGGATTTGTCTGTACCGGAAAGGAATACTGCCTTGAAAATGCTTCTGGAAGGAGTGGAATATAAAAAGACCGAAAAGAACAAACGCGGAGAATCTATGAAATCTACTTTTGAGCTGACCATAAAGCCGAGAATCCCGCGTATTTAAAGGGTTTTTCCTTTGCGACACAGATTTTGGGCTAATTCCTCCGTGCCTATTGAAGTTTTCTATTGTGCATGATATACTATTGCACAGGGAGGGATTTACTTATGAGCAAATTTAGTGAAATCAAAACCTATATCACATCAGAGCAATGCAGAGAGGCAGCCGCCTTTCTGGATGACAGAGAGAAGTTAATACAATTCTTTATCGCCTCATACAATGACTATGTAAAACTACATAGCGAGGCGAATTTGTCAGTGATAACGAATCCCGATGCACTGTTTAGGACAAAAAGCGAAGAAGATAAACTCGTTTTTGAACTGGTACAGTACATAAGAGATGTGGTAGGTTTACCACACAAGGAGGAAGTGCAAAATGGCAACAACAGAAGTCAGACAACCAAAGCAAAGACTACTAAAAACACAAGATAACGAAAGACATAATGTCTGTGCCTATTGCCGTGTATCTACTGATGATACAGACCAAAAGAACTCGCTTGCATCCCAAGAGAGATTCTTTGCAAGTCTTTTCAAAAAGCATCCGAATTGGAGCAATGTGGGCATCTTTGCAGATGAAGGCCTCAGCGGTACATCCCTTGAAAAGAGAAATGCTTTCAATGAGATGTTATCCATTGCCCGATATGGTGGTATTGACATTATCATAACCAAGGAAGTCTCGCGATTTTCCCGAAATGTGCAAGACCTCTTGAACATCGTGGAAGAACTGCGAAACCGTGGCATTTATGTCTGGTTCCTGTCCGATGATATAAACACAGAAAGCAATGACTACCGTGAGAAACTGTCTCAGATTGCAACCAATGCCGAGCAAGAGAGTCTCCGAACCTCGCGCCGTGTAAAGTGGGGTCAACTCCAACAGATGGAGCGAGGTGTGGTCTTTGGTCGCAAAGAGATGTATGGTTATAACATCGTGACTGATGAATTTGGAGACCAGCACTTTGAGATTATCCCCGAAGAAGCGGAGATAATCAAGCAGATTTATCAATGGTTTGCAAGTGGAGATGGAACATTCCGTATTGCTAAACGGTTGCAAGACAAAGGCATCAAAACCAAGCGATACAAGAACGGATTTAGCACTACTGTCATTCTCCGCATACTCCGCAATGAGAAATATGTGGGAGACCTTGCACAGGGCAAGACCTATACTCCGAATGCCCTTGACCACAAAAAGAAGTATAACCGTGGCGAGTCTGCCATGGTTTACATCAAGGACCATCATCCCGAATCCGCAATCATTGACCGTGAATTGTGGGATAAGGTCCAGTTGATTCTACAGGAAAAAGCACCAAGCGAAGAAGTCAAGGCGAAGCATTCCAACCGTTACTGGACTTCCGGCAAAGTGTTCTGTGGGTGCTGTGGTGGGCGGTACGTGAGTTATACCAAGAAACAGGTCAACACCCCCTACAAGTCATGGGTTTGCTTTGAGAACCACCAGAGAGGGCAGGAGAAGCAAATCACAACCGACACAGGCGAGACCATCACCGTTGGTTGCAACGGTCTGAGAGTCAATGACAGGGTGCTACAAAGTGCCATCCATGACATTATAACGGAAATCATCCTACCACGAAAGCAAGAAATCATAGACGGTCTCCGTGAAGAGTTTAAGAACCTTGCAAAACCGAAGGACAACAGCAAGGAAATCGCAGCTGTAGAAAAGGCACTTGCCCAGTTAAAGAAAGAAGTCGCAGACTTCACAAAAAGGCATGTGAAAGGCAAAATCCCCGAAGAGGCATACCTTGCAACTGCACAGGAATACAGCGATGAAATCAGCGAACTAAAGGCGAAACTTGCCCAACTACAAAAGGAAAGCAATACCGCATCCGAGGAAATGCGATTTACTGAGTATATCGCCCAAATTGAGAGCATGGTTAATCTGACAAAGGACCAAATCAACGAGGGATTATACGAGCGAGTCACAAAGAAAATCGTGGTACACCCCGACAAGGTTCTGGAAATCCATCTTTCCTTTATGCCGAGACCAATTTTCTTACATTACCAGACTTCTGGCAGAGGGGAAGCATACAAAGCGACCTTTACCATCATTGAACGATAAAAGAACGGACCTCAAACGAGGTCCGTTTCGTTTTATCTGCAGATGATTCTGAACCGGTTCCGCCTGGAAGAGGCAGGGTGCAAAACTTAAAAATTTCCTCATATGTATTTTGGTTCGCTCCAAAAGTTCGCTGTATCGCTGAAATGCTAAAAAGTTTCTGTATATAATATCAGTAATTTACTGTATATAATATCGTTGGGGCATGGTGTGAACAATTACAAGAATTGAAAATCTCCATGCCTTTTCCGTGTTATCGCTATTATATACAGAAAAACTTATGAGCGAATTTTGTGGTTTCCATGATGACCCCAGAATCAAGAAGAGCAGGACCCGCAGGTCCTGCTCCTAATCTGTTCGAGTAAATTGGAATTTATCTGCTTCTCTCAATCAATTTTTTATAGATATTCTGTATCATCCACGGCTCTGTTGAAACATTCAACGCTTCTTCAAAAGGCCACCATTGAACGGCTGAATTCTCTGCCTCTTGTACAACTAATTCTTCGTTTTCATCTGCTTCTGCTAGATAGGTGAGATTAAAATGTAAATGACTCGGAACCCAAAGCCCTTTGCGCATATGCCCATCAACGGTCAATGTTTCTAAACTAAAAATCTCCTCGCTAACCAATTGGGCATATTTAACTCCTGTTTCTTCTTGAAGTTCTTTTAGCGCTACGGCACATAAATCTTCCATACCGTCCGCATGACCGCCTATCCATGACCATGAATTGTAAATATTGTGATGTACCATCAGAGTTTTCGTTCTTTCCTTATTCACGGTCCACATAGAGGCTGTAAAATGTGCAATTTGATTTTCACGCTCCAAATAGTTTTTATTATACATCATGAATTGCAACATTTGTTCTTTGTCACATTCTTCTTGTCGGTTCATAGGTCTATAATTTTGAATTGTTTCAAATAAACTCATTACATGCACCTCACTTTCAAATTCTTATTTGTCTAACAGATATTCTATCATAAGTATGCGGATTTTTCAATCTGGCGCCGTGATTGTTTGCTAAAAAGTTACAAGTCAAGAATGTCATCCGCTTCGCCCAGATGCAATGTTCCTCTCGGAACTTCCGGCACGGAATTGCGGTCACTGAATACATACTCTGTGAGTTCTCTTCGCTTTCTGGCAATCTCACCACTGAGTTTTTCGGAATCTGCTTTGAGATTGAGATAACGGATTTTCTCTTCCTCTGTTGCTTTTTGCAGGTCCTCAATTTGGGTGGTGAGCAGTTCCTTGCGACCTGTCAAAGTCGCCACATCTTTTTGTAGGTCCTCAACTTGGGCATCAAGTTTTTTCTTGGTGCCTTTTTTGCTTTCCACCTGCTGATGTAATCTCTGCAATTCTCGGAGTGCCTTTTGCTGAGATTCGGTGATTTCTGGCAACTGCTGTAACTGCTCCTGCATTGCTGAGATTTGCTTCAAGAGGTCTGCTCTCCATGCTCTCAGCGGTTTATGGCGAGTAATGTCCGAGGTTGGTTTCATCTTGCCGTTTTCAACCTCTGCCCACCTCGTGTTGCCTCTCTCAAGTCCAAATCGCTCCATTGCCTTTGCATAACGGTCTTGCATGGCAACCAGTTGCGAGATGTGCTTCACATGCTTTTTGAAATTGAAATTACCCTTTTCATCAAGGGGCGATACAAATGCATGTAGATGTGGACATGACTCATGAAAGTGCATATCAAGTCGGAGCAGATTCTTCGCTCCAAACTCACGGTGCAACCAATCCACATTCGCCTTGAACCATGTTCCCATGTCTATTTTACCAACCATCTCTGGCGAGAAAGTGAGGACAAAATCAACCATCACGGTTGCATCCTTTCTCACTGCTCGACCAGTTCTTTCCTGTTGTGCTGCCATCAATCGCTTGGTGGTTTGTCGCAAGGTTTCATCCTCAAATTGCCTAAAAGTAAAGTTCTGTTCTCTTAACTCTGGATGCTCACAGTTTTTATGTAATTCAGTTCGTTGGTGATACTCAGCATTTGAGACCCCATCGAACTTTATTTTACCCCATCTCATGATTGCAAAGTTACCCATGATGATTCCTCCTTTCTTTTTGGGGTTGGAGATTTTACAAAATTGCCTCATAACAATTTTATGAAAATCTCTGGATATGCTCCAACGATTTCTGTAAAAATCCTTGGGCATATCCTGGCAGAACTGCGGTTCTGCCTTGTTTGCTCGTTCCAAAAATTGCTGTAACAATTTTCTTCACTCACAAACCGTTTTTTCTACATTCCAAAACACCGCAAGTGATTGCGCTGTTTTCTCATTTCGCAAAAACTCCAGAAAAAATCTGTCGCCCCTTTTGGTGTCGCAGATTTGTTTCCGGCCTTTCCATCTGAACGGACAAATACAGTATGATGTATTTCGCCCGTTTTCAGATAAAAAAGGACTCACTCCCCTTTACGCTGTAAAGTCGTGAGCCAAGGCGCCGCCTTGGAACCGCTCCTGACCGGAGAGGGCAAGGGGCCTACTGCCCCTTTGAACCCCTGTGCAAGTGGTCTCAAAAGTGGTCGCATGAGTGCGACCACTTTTAAGACCACTTTTTGTATGAAGTCCACCCTTTGCCGTGGTGGGTGTTCTTCATACTTGAGTTATACGGCAATCTGTAAATTGCCTTAATAACTCTGCGGATTAGTGGTCGCACTGTTTGCTCCCACTTTTAAGACCACTCCCAGGACTACGAAAGGAGAGATTACCATGGCACACAAAGTACCAAGAGTTGAATGCAAATTCTATTTGAGACCAGAGGAGCGCGACCACTTAAAGCAGGTCGCACAGGAAAAAGAGGTCTCACTTTCTGACCTTATCGGTGCAACTCTTTTGAAGAAATACCCAATGGAAAAGAAAAAGGCAAGGTCTGTAAACCTTGCCGCCACGGTTGCAAATAGTATTTCTTCAGCGTTGCCGGAGCAGGTCCAACTGGATGAACCACTCCCAGAAAAAACAGAATCATTGGTTGATGAATCAGCACCACGAGATGTTGATTCTATCAGAGAGAAAGAAGCTCGTTTGCGAGAGGTCAACCGTATGTTGAACCTTGCAAAGAAAGGCGAGCGACTGGAACGAGATGTTTACTTTGCTTTGATTGAAGAGCAAAAAACACTCCGCGCATCCCTTGGTCACAACTAATAAAACGGACCCTAAAAGGGTCCGTTTTATTAGTTGCATATCATTTTGTTTTAGTTACTCCAAGCAGGGATTACTATTGAACCATCGGTGCAGTTTACAGTAATTTCACCACAACGAACATTCCAATTATTTGTTAAGGTAATACCGTTCCATTGTTCCTTTGTTCCTTTGTAATTGATTGTTTTTAGATTATCGTTATCACCTAAAGCACATTCCTCAATGGCTGTCACACCTGTTCCAATAGTTATTTCAGTTAACTCTTTGCAACAGTATAGTGCATGATTTTTTAGAGTTTTTACACTGTCTGGTATAACTATATTCTTTATGCCTGTACACCACATAATTGCATTGGATTCGATACTCGTAATTCCATCTCGAATAACTATATTGCTTAAACTTGAACAATAATAAAACACACCAGAACTGAAAGTAGTCGTACTGTTTGGAATTACAGGCAATGTTTCAAGTGAAGTGCATTCAAAGAATGTATCTGTCATATCAGTTACGCTATTGGGGATTTGAGGCGCCGTGATTAGCGAATTACATTGATAAAATAGTTTGCTTACATTTGTAATGGGCATTCCATTGATACTTTCTAGAATAGGTCCATACGCGGTCTGGTTCCTGTCTGTTAACTCAAGATTAAGCGAAACATTCCAATTCTTTCCATATACAGATGGTTCAAATGTGTCCTCATGCAGACCGTATTCAATTAGTAATTGGTCTTCGGTTATTCCATATTGAGCATAGATAGTCACAACTTCTTCCCAAGTAACACCTTCTGCTGCCAACTGTGCATTTACTACACTCCATGCCTCATCAAGAGTGGCAACACCATATGGATTTCCCGACACAATGTTTCTGGAATATACATAGTCACCATACGAGTATGTGTTGTCTGAAATTATAGCTCCAGTTGGATTTAGTGCAGGGTCTTTGTCACCGAGCATATTTTCAAATTCCTGTTGCATGATATGGATATTCGCTGCATCCAATGCCCCTTGATTTACATCGAACAATCCTTGTGTGGTTGATTTTATGGCATCTGCCACAAAATTACCAAACGGACTTGCCAAAGCCAACATTACAGCAAGTACCATCACACATATCACAATCCATCCATAATTGCTTAATGTCTCTTTATCCATAGATAAATCCTCCTTTTTTTAATTTGATATATTAAGAATGTGCTTTTTTGTGTTTATAAAACAAAAAGGTCCAGACCTAAATCTGGACCCATTGGAAAAAGGAGGCGCGACACGGCAATTACGATGTGTGATTGGATACTTTAAGTATGAAACAAACCGCCTTTTCATGGCAGAACATTGAACAACGCAAACTCGAAAGGACCGTCTGCGGTCTTTTCTTTCTTTTTGGATTGCCGCCGTAATAACCAACAAACTAAAACGGACCGTTTTACAGAACGGTCCGCAATAAAAAACAGACAGGAACATCTTGTGGCGGTATCGCCGGCAACTCGTGGAAAAAGAAAACCCCACTGCATGTTTAGAATCTTCTCACCACATACACGAGCAGAAAAACAAAAAGAATCATGGTACCAGGGCGAGGCATGCTCAGATGCCAAAACTTAAAAATCCTCTCATAACTTTTTTGCAAAATCCGCTGTTCCGCAAATGCCAGTCGCCGTTACCCTTGGCATTTGCTTTTCTTTTACTGCAACCCAAACGTTACCCAGTTGTACCTCTCAAAAACTCAATTTTTTCTGTTAATTGAAGACTAAAGAGGGGAGAACTCAAAAAATGCCCTCTTTTTTTCTGTATATAATAGAGATAAGGGCATTTTGAGCAAAAAGCAAATAGTCAGCGTATGACTATTCGCATAGTCACAGTATGACTAGTTGGTCGCTCCAAATTATTTATGAGAAAATCCTCGTTTTGACTATTGAATAGTCATAATTGAATTGAATGCTAATCACACTATGACTATTTAAGGAGGAAAACAAAATGAATCAAATTACGGTATGTGCCAACCCTAACCGATTAAAGGGTGAAATCAGTTTTGAAGAAAGAGAAAAACAACTCGCCATCCTCGCAAAACAGGAGAAACGAAAAGAAAGAGGTTCTGCATACAAGGAGTTTGCACAGTTAAACATGGAGGGCAGTTTGAACGAAAAAGTTATGAACAAATTATTTGACTTCCCAGCTGCAGGAAAGATTTTCTTTTTCATTGCCAACCACATGGATGGGTATAATGCTCTGATTGCCAGTTATTCTGTATTTGCAGAGGCATTAAGTCTCAGCAATTCCACGGTAACTAGAGGTATAAAGTATCTGAGAGAAAACGGTTTTATCTACATAAAGAAATCTGGAACTGCCAATGTTTATTTGCTAAATCCAGAAATCATGTGGAAATCTTGGAGCAACAACATGAAATACTGCGAATTTCCTGCAAATGTTATTATCACCGAAAGCGAACAAGAGGCAGAGAAAACCGGAATGCATGAGCATTTTCAAAAAGTTATGTCACTAAAAGATTAA